GCCCCGCCCACCAGCCGAAATGGCCGATGGACGGGGCTGGGCCGCTAAAACTTGCCTGCGTTAATCGCCTGCTGCATCTTCTTCACGGTATTGCTTGGAGCGCCGAGGTAACCGTCAGCGCCGAAACCGTAGTGCCTTTCAAGTGCGTTGACCGTCTGCTTTCCCATGATGCCGTCCGCAGGGACGCCGAGAGCGCGTTGCATCTTGGTAATGAGCTGAGAACCATGCGGGTGGCTCACCCACTGCCAGCCACCCGTGCAGGCCTTGAGAATGCCGCGATTCGCTACCTCCTGCGAAGAAACGATGCCGTCTGCGGGAGTGCCAAAGTGCTTCTGTAGCGCGAGCGTGGTCGCTGCGCCCCAGTACCCATCGACCACAATGCCGCCGCTTGGCTTGCTCGCTTGCTTGGCGGGTGCGGCAGTGACGCCAGCGCCCTTGTACCGCAAAATGCAGTCCCATCCGTGGCGGTACGAGTACACGCGACGTTCGTTAGTCTCGTACCCCGTCTGGTCACCTGCGCGTCCGCCGCTTGCCCTTCCGCGCTCGTCGATGGATGCTTGCGCGATGATGGCGCTGTGGCCGTGGCCCGAGATGACCATGCACACATGGTGCGTGTCATTGAGCAGGATATCGCCGGGCTGCAAAATGCCGAGGTTCGCGGGAAGCCGCAGCCACCCACGGCGTGTGAGGTTGTAGCTGAGGTTACCAGTGTAGGTAGCGCCGCCCGTATCGAATCCGCCCTGCTTCAGCGCCCAAATGACGAGGGCCGAGCAGTCCGTCTCACCGCCGTTGTAGATGTTCCAGCGCTGGGACTGATCGTAGCCAAGGTCCCACACGCGGCACGCCTTGTCCATGGCCGCAATGGCCGCACTGAGATTAGGCATTTGTGCTCTCCTTTTTGTCGCTTTCGTACACGTCGTGCTCCACGTGCAGGCACCTCGGACACTGCCAGTCCTGCCGCATGGGACTGCTTTCCTTGCGCCGCACCTCGACCATGCGCGCGCCGCACATGCAGCACGTACGCGTAGTCGGAAGTCCATTAGGCCTCGGCATTAGCTTCGCCGCCGTCCTTCTTCTTATCGGACTCCTTCAGTGCGTCCATAAGCACTCGAAAAAATTGCTTGTCACCAAGCTCTGGGTCAAGTTTCACGATGTTTTCCATGCAGCTAACTGCTTCGTTGATGGCGAGGTACACGATCATGGCCGTGGTCACTGGGGCCGAGAAAGGCATGTCGATGCCGCCGAGCAGCATCCCGTCCAGTACATCACCGACCGCGATGATGCCCATCTCGCCAGTCTTGTGCCACAGCCCCTCGCGCATCTTGGCCGACTTGACGCTCTTGGTCTTCACGGCAGCGGCATACCCGAGCAGTATATCCAGCAGCATGAGGAAACAGAAGGCAGCGAAGGCCACCTGCGCGACGCTGTTGTCGCGAAGAGGCTGCATGAAAACGTCGATAAAGATTGGTGGATGCATGTTTCTCCTTAGTCTTTTAGCCGTCGTGCCAAAAATCCCACGACTGTGTCGATAGTCAACATGGGCGGTAGCGGCGGAGCGAAGCAGCGTTACGGGTCGCTCACGTACATAGCAGGCTAGGCGCGCTGGACGGGGAAGACCATAGCGCCGTAGTGCCACGTCGCAGCGCCGACACTGTGCGTGGTGGAAGTGCGGAAGAAGATACCATCATTGATCACCTGGTAGTACTCGCTTGTGCTCGATGAAGATGCAAGCATATCCGCGTCGATAGGGCAGCTCCACCCTTGCATGGTGGCAACTTTGATGCCAGTGCCCCATGCCGTGGAATTGAAGGCCTTTGGGTTGACCCAGCGGATTGACACTACCGCGAGCGGCTCAGCGCCGTCTGGGCCAATCACGTACCCGCGGATGTTTACCGTGTCGCCCTCGCCATTCTTGCCGACTTCGACGGTGAATTTTATGCTCTGTGATACGGAATCCCCGAGCGCCGCGAGCGTGGGCAGCTGCGGCAGGAGCCACGTCGCGGTCGGTGTGAGGGCGTCCAGCGACACGCGGGCGATTGCCACGTCCGCGATGGTAGCGCCGTCCAGCACGGACGATGGGTTGTCTAGCGCGGGGTCGGTCGCGGTGGTGGCGGTGGTGCCCTCCTTCACGCCCAGCTTCGCCGACTCCACGCCCGTGGAGGAGTCGTAGGTGTACCTGACGTAGATCAAATCGTTGCGCTTGCCCGTCTGCGCGCCGCTGCGGATGCTCAAAGTGTTGGTGCCGCTCAGGCGCACGTGACGCCCCTCGACCATGAGGTCGCACGGCTGGATGGTGAGCGTGTTCGCGTCGCTCATCGTGACGGACGGCACAGCGCCCAGCACGTACGAATCGCTGCCGCAGATGCCCGCGTGCATGGCCCCCGCGTCCGCGCCGCTCACGTGCGCCGCGCCCGAGTGCCCCGTTACAAGCTCGATTGCCATGTGCTACCTCCTACTTCGCGTCCGTGGTCGTGGTGGTCGTGGTCGTGGTGGTCGGCAGGCCCTGCCCCGCGATAAATGCCGTGACCTGCTGGTCGTGCAGCGCGAGCAGCTTGTTCCACTGCGCGGCATGGTCGGTGCAGAGTACGTACTCGCGCGTCTGCCCGTTTTGATCTAGATACTGCTTTCGCACGTAGCCCGCCGCCGCGTCCGTCCCGGGTGCCGCGTAGCACTTTTGCGTACAGCCCTTCACGTCGCAGGCGTAGCGATTGAAGCCGTCTTGTATAGGCACTATCTACTCCTTACCGTGGTCGTATATGTATAGCTTGGTATGCCGTCGCTAAAGCTCAGCACGCGCTTGGAGATGATGGCCGTGGCGCTTATGCCGCTGCGCTCGTCTGTGCCGCCCACGAGGTCACCAAGATTGAGCTGTAGGCCCTTGGATGCGGTATCGGTGATTTGCTCGTGGTCTTTCCATATCTCCGCGAACTTCTTGCGCCCATCCTCTTCGAGCTTCGCCGCGTCCTCAGCCGCCGAATCGTCGTATACGTCGGCAAGTTCGTCCAGCCCCTTGAAGGTCTGCGTTTTCGAGACGTTCCCCTTCGCGTCGATGTAGAGGTCCACCCGCGTGCGCGCCTTTAGCGTGCCCTGCCCCAAGCAGATGAGGTGGTTGGTCACGTCCTTCTTCGTGATGCCAAGCTTCGAGACGCCCGCCTGCTGCTCCTCGTCGCTTGTGCGGTCCGCGCGTCTGCCGACCACCATGCGCACCTTCTTGGCCGCGCCGTCCCACGCGAAGGATACGGACAGCCCGTGGTCAAGCATCATCTGCCAGATGGCCGACCACGCGCCCATGTATCGCCCAGCGTCGCTCTCCGCTTCGTCGCGCGATCCAGTGAAGGTATGCGAGAAGGTCACGCCCGTGCGCCGCTCGTCCACGACGTACAGACTCGTAAGCCCCGTGAGCGCGACCACCTGCGCCACGCAGTCTCGCGCTTCTCCCGATATGGTGAGGTAGTCGGAGCCACTGGGTGGCCCGATTACGTGGCGCTCTAGGACACCCGTCCACGTGTCTCCGACTATGCTAAAAAGCTCGTTGTCCGTTTCGCTTTCGAAGCCGCGCACGACGCCGCCCACGTCACTACCCTCGGCGTACAGCAGCCCGCCGCGCTCGGGGAGGTCTTTGCCGTACACGTCTATCGAGAAGTCGTTCTCATCGGTGCCCCACGCGAAGTCTCCGCTGGACGGCACCAGCACGCCTACGTCGTGAAAGCTCGCGTCCGTGTACGTCAGCTCCACGGCAGTGACCCCCTTTCCTCGATGGTCTCCACGTCAACGGCGTACCCCTGCGGCCACGACACCATGAGGTCACCCGCTGGCATGGTCGCGAAGACGTAGCTGCCCGAACCCTCCACTCCGCGCCTGCGCGAGTCGAACAAATTCGTGCGCTCGCCATACGCGCCAACCTTGTACACGCTCGAACCCACGGAGCGCCTGCCCATGGGGTCGATGACGATACGCTCGCCCGCGTCTGCCGACGCGTCAACGCCGTAATAGTTAGACGTGGTGGAGCGGCCCGTGGTGGACGTGACCTGCACGTATGGATTCGTGCATGGTCCGTAGAATGTCACGCGCACGGAGCATGGCACATCCGCGTGGAATGACTGCATGGAGCTGCCGCGCGACGTGCCCGCGTAATCGAATTCATAGTCCGTCGGATAGTCAAGGCCCGTGGTGGAGGTCTGTGTGCCCGACTCAGCCACCAGCGTGTGGCGCGTGATGCGACGCCACGTGGGGTCAATGCTAAACAATGTGAGCTTGCACAGCGCCCCACCAGCGTCGGTTATCTGCCCCGGAGTTCCGCTCTTCACATTGCACGAGAGTTGCCAGCCATCGACCGCCAATGTCCCGTACTTTCCGGTGAGTGCGTCTGCATATGTCGCTCTTGCGAAGTCGTTTGCTTCGGCTTTTGTCTTAAAGCGAGCCGTCACATCGAACTCTGCTGACCCTCGCTTAGTGGTTCCAGTCGTATCGTCAATGTCGAACTCCCACGTCATGAGGTCGCTTCCCCACATGGCACCAGAGCCCAACCCGTACTTTAGCGAGGTGAGGTCAAATGACGTACCGTCTCCCGTCGTATAGGTCACCGAATGTGACACCTGAACCTCCCTACACGATTCTCCTTAGCGCCCTCGCGCTCATCGTTGGCGTGTTGCCGCTGATGATTCCGCCGAGGTTCCTGTCAAGCCACGCGATCACCATCTGAGCGCCTGCCGTGTCATCGCCAGACTGTGCATCAAGTGCTTCTGCCCATGGGCGCAGGCCATGTGCGTTGAGCGGCGTGACCGCCTCTGGCCCCGCTTCGCCGAACACCGCTGCCCTGCGGAAGATTCCGCCCTTTGCGTACCAGCTGACGGAAACCTTTGGCACGGAGCCCGTCTGCGGGTCGAACTTCCCGCTGAAGCTAAAGTGCGGGAGCTTGCCGACCGTGACGTTCACGTGTGCCGTGTACGTCCTCGCGCAGCGCGAAAGGGCCGAGCTGATTCTCGAAGCGGCCGATGCCGCAGCCGATGCCGCGCCAGACATAGACCTCTTCATCCTGTTGGCAGAAGAGTTTGATGCGCTTGCGGCTCTGGAGAACGATGCCGTGACCGTTGATGCCATGGCGGCAGATGCCGCACCTGCCATTGCTCCGCCAGCTACGATTGCCGCTGCTCCAGAGCGTACCGAACTACCCATCGACTTCATGGATGACGATGCACCAGATGCTGCGTTTCCGACGCCCCTGATTGCGCCTGCCGCACCTGCTCCACTGCTGCCTATCGACTTGAACGCGGAGCTCATCTGCTTTGCGCCAGTTCCGCCGCTCTTTAGAGACGATCCAGCAGACTTGATTGCAAGTGAGAACGCTGCTGCTGGTATGGCCGCTGCGCCGAGCGCGACGCCCAGCGCCGCAATCCCGACCGCCGCAATCGCCGCGAATCCGCCCGTGAGCGGCATCGCGATCATGAGCATCATCATTGGCGCGACCAGCATCAACGCACCAGCACCAGCGAGCATGAGCGACGTTCCGAGCAGCATCATGGCCGCTCCTGCGACGGCACAGCCCACGCCAAGCATGAGCACGCCCGTGGCCAGCACCATGACGCCTACGCCTGCGAGCGCGGCTCCCAACGCCGCTGCGGCGAGCCCTGCGGCGAGCACGACCAGGCCGATTCCGCCCACCGTCGCGCCGACGCCAAGTATCAGGCAGGACGCTCCTATCGCCGCGATACCGACTGCCGCAGAGAGCCCGTACGACGCGATGGTCGGAAGCTGCGTAGCAAGGAGCGCGATTCCTGCGCACGCAAGGGCGATGCCGACACCAACGCCAAGCGCCGCAATGCCAAGGGCGATAAGACCAACCGCACCAAGCGTGAGCGTGGGCGCGAGGGCCATCATAACGATGAGCACCGCCGTGATTGCAACCACGAGCATGCCAAAGAGTACCGATGCCCCAGTACCAGCAGCAGAGACGGCAATAACAGACTGCGCCATGATGGCAAATCCGTTTGCTACAAGCATTATTGCGACGCCAGCCATGAGCAGTGCCGCACCAAACGCCAAGAATCCAGTGACGTTTGCCGTGAGCGTCGGGGCCATGACCATAAGACTTATCACGAGGGCTGCGACCAGACCAGCCATGACGCCAAACATCACCATAGCGGGAGTTCCTGCTGACGCGAGCGCAATCGCCGCCGTTGACATCGTTGCGAATCCGTTTGCGATAAGCCAGATTCCGGCTCCGATTCCAGCAGCAGCGACGCCAAGGCCAATCAGCTTTGCCGCGATATTCTCGACCGGCGCACCAGCACCGTTCGCAGCGCTCCCGGTCCTGCCAAACGCCGCGCCAATCTGACCGATGATGCTGGACACTCCGCGCGCCACTTTCAGCGCGATAATTGTCTCGACCACTTGTTTGATATGGTCGGCTAAAAACGTGAGTACATCGGCAAGCGCCCTCACGATCTTCCCGAGTGCGTAGAATATCGGAGAGAGTCCCTTTAGTTTTTTGGCGAGACTGGTTGCCATCTTGCCGAGGTCTTTACCGCTGTTCGTGGCGTCTGGCACTGGGCCGAACCCGTCCATGAAGGCATCGCCCAGCGCAGAAAGAGAGTTGATGAGCGCAGACGGGTCAAACGTCTTGACGAACCCGCTCACGAATTCGGTCGCGCCCTTGAACGCACCGTCAACGACGGACTTTATCCCCTTAATCGCGCCGACTATGTTCGACTGCCCAATGGCCTGCATCATGTTCGCAAGGCCCTTGGTGAAGGCGTTGGAGAGGTTGCTAAGCTGCGTCTGCACGCCGCCAGTGGCACTCTCAGCCTGCGCGGCAAATGATTGGAAGCCATCCCCGCCCTGCTGGTCGAGTTTCGTTATCTCGGCCATCAGGTCAGACATGCTGACCTTGCCCTTTTTCAGCGCTTCGTACAAAGTCATGGAATTTGCTTTCGGGCCAAGCATCGACTTCGCGAGCTGATCCATCTGTGCAGGAGCCGCAGACACCAGGGACTTCCAATCCTGCATGTCCGGCTTGCCCTTCGATAGCGCCTGTGTGAACTGAATCATTGCGGCGCTTGCAACCTCGCTGCCCTGCCCGCCAGCAAGCAGCATGTCATTGAGACCAAGTGATGCCTTTGTCGCGTCTGTCAGGCTCATGCCCATTGACCGACCAGCAGCGTACACGCCCTGTACGGATGCGGTCATGTCATCCAGCCGTGTAGGCAGCGTGCTGAGCCTGTCGCTCATCATGGTAATTGCCGATGTGGCCTCGTCAGTGCCAACACCCAACGACGCCATGACCTTCGGAAAGTTGTTGAGCGTGTCCAGACGAGATATCGCGGAGCCCATGGATGAGCTTATCTTTCCGGCTATAGCGCTGACGCCCTTGCTCAGCTGATTGCCGAGAAAGCTACCAATCGCTATCTTGCCGATGCCCGTCTTTAGCGCCGAGCCGAACTTCGACCCGAAACCACCGCCGCTGCTCTTTGCCCGCTTGCTCCCGGCAGACTCTTCAAGCGCCTCGGAGATGGCTTTCTTCATGCCGTTCGTACTCGGCATGATGGTTATGTATGCTGTTCCGAGCTCTGCCACTACGCGCCTCCGTCCATCTTCGCATCCGGCAGCACGTTCGCGAGTACGGCATCAACCTCTGCCCGCTCCCGTTCGACCGTCCTTGGCCTGTTCTTTCTCTTCTCGCGGTCGCTGGGGAGTTCCAACGGCTTAGGAGGCTTCGCCCCCTTCTTTGACGCGACGGCCCACAGCACTGAGCGCACGTCGTACTCGACAAGGCGCAGGAGCTGCTCGGAAAGTCCCCAGTCCTCGTCGGGGTTGTACTTTCGCCTTATGCGCGAGCCTTCTGGTAACTGGACACAAAGAGAGGCGGCACGGAGAACGTCATACGTTGTCTCCGTACCGCCTGTCATGGCCCAAGCATCAAGCCCGTAATACTGCTGGAAATCAGCTTCAAGCTCGTCTGGGTAAGACTCCGCCACGTCCGCGAGGAACGCTAGTTTTTTGCGCTGCCCTCTCGCTCAGAGATTGCGGCCATGAGATCTCCCATTGCGTCGATTGTGCCGCCAATCTTGTCGGCAACATCATCGGCGCAACCGCACAGCACGCGATCTATCGCCTCGCAGAGACGGTATGGGTCGTGCTCTCCTGATGCGAGTGCGCGCTGTGTCTTCCATGAATGAACCTCGCTAGAGTCATAGGTGACCTTCACACCGTTGTAGTCGAACGTCACTTTCGCCTGAGTCTTGGTAGCCATGAGTTATCGTCTCCTAACTAAGCGGCAGTAGTCTCGGTGGACTGGATGTAGTCCTTGCAGCCAGAGCCGTTCGAGTCGGTCTGGTACGTAAGCTCTACCTCACGGCCTGCCGCATCGTCCTTGTTAAGGCCCATGTCATCCAGCGACGTAACATTGCAGTCGGGGATGACCTTGCGCCAATGGCGGTCATTCTTCATGACGAGTTCAAGCACGACGGACCAGTGATCGCCGGCGTTGCCCCAGTTGTGGTCAACCGTGATCTCGCCCTTGGCGTCAGTGACGTTCTTTGCGCCGAACATAAGAGAGAGCGCATCCTTGGTAATGGAGATGAGCGTGCAAGTAATCTTCTCCGTATAGCTCGACGCTTCGGACGCGATTACGGTGTCTCCGCGCTCGTCGCTAACGGAGTCGGTTGTGTCGATGTCAACTGACTCCTTCCAGCCGTCATCAGACACATATCCGACGTTTACAAACGCGGCGTCAAGGTTGGTAGTGCGGTCGGTCGGGACCTTCGTACCAACCGGAGCAATGAACATGTACCCGCCCTTGACGCCACGAACGGTGGAAACGTCGGCAGGATTATTAGTGCGAGAAGCCATCTAAACCTCCTATAGGTTAACTGTCATTTCGAGCACGACGCGGTACCTCGCGCCGTTGCCCTGCGCCCATCCATCGCGGCTCATGGTCTCGACGCTGGACGAACTCAGATTTTTGTCAGTGGTAGCCGCCTCTGCGAGTGCGTGCGCCGCATCAATCGCGATGCCCTGCGCCTCTGCGTCTGACTCGCCCCAACAAAGCAGGCCGATGCGCGGCCTGTCGAAAAAGGTGTCACACCTTCCGCCCTCGCGTTCGACAAGCACAAGGCGTTGCGGTCGCTTCTGCGGAATCTCTGTTGAAACTGGGACTGAGAGCGACTTAGAGAGGATATCGACCACGAGCGCAACAGAATCAATTGGCTTGGGCGTTTCGTCCATTGACGCGCCTCCTAGAAGCTGTGCGCGAGCGGGCCAGAACCAGCGCCGCCACGCATCTCGTTCCACCACGCGGCCTCGTTTGCCGTCTTGGCCCTTGCGTGGCACCTAGTTCGGCCAGATCTCACATCTGCTGTGTAGCTCGCGCCGCTAAACGACGCCACGCCGTCTGCCGCTGCCGCATAGATTTGGGCATAGTCAAGACACATGGACTGGACGGCAGGCGAGTTTCTGAGCTCAATGAACCCCGATATGTTCGGGACGAACTTCGTGTCACCCATCTGCCCTCCCAACGTCAGCCAGCATGTTCCACGCGGTCGGGGCCATTGACTCAACATCTGGTTCGCCAATTACGTCAAGCGCATTGTCAGCAGACATTCCACGGCCAACGAGCGCGACCCTGCACCCTCGCAGGGCCGGCCCGTTGTACGACTTCGGGAACGCTATGCGGTACTCGATCGTTGCGCCATCTGGACGCTGTACGTCCTGCATGTCGGCTGTTGTGGCGGTGTGAACCAGGCACCCGTTTACCGTGGCCGCAAGCGCCCATGAACAGGTCTGGTTCCCGTGGCTGTCAACCCCAGACTGCGAGCGCTCGTAGATTTCAACAGTCTCGCCAATCATCGGATTCCCCCATATGACGGAATGACGGTTCCGAAGCTCTGCGACATGCCAAGCGAGCGTTTGAGCGCCTTTAAGGTGTCACGGTCGAAGTAGGCGCTGCCGCTCGGGTTCGCGAACGTGGTCGACGCCGAGAAGCCGTTGGCCGACCAGCTGGCCTGCGTCGCTCCGCTCACGTCTGCGCCGATTCCGGCCATTACCTGCGGGGCAAGGGCCTTACGCACGGAGTCTGTAACGAGCATTCGGCACATCGCGTACTGGTCATCGGTGAGCGTCTGGCTAGACGTGATTCCACAGACGGCACGCAGCTTTGCGCTCTGCTGGGCGAGCATGGCGCTAACCCTCTCGTCCGATGAGCTCTGGTCTCCGCTATCAACGCGGTACTCATCGACCGTTGCATACATCGCGCCAACCATTTGCGCCACCCCCCCTACTCCGTTGTCTGCTTCTTTCGCGCGGTCTGTGACTTCCTTGCGGCAGTCTTCTTAGGCCTTTGCTCCTTCGTGGAGTAACCAGCAGCGATTAGGGCATCTGCCACGCTGCCAGCAGGAACGTCAACCTCAACGCCAACAGGCGAGATGAGAATCACGCGCATGTCTACGCCGTCACGCCATCGGTGAGAAGCACGTACTCTGCGGCGTCCTTGACCACAAAGGAAACCTCGACCTCGAAACGGACGGCAAACATGTTCTGCTGCCAGAGGTTGATGGTGCCGCTGGTCGTGGTGAGAGTGGCCTCCTCGGAGACGGACATCTGGATTCCCTCGACGCTGTAGAATCGCGCGTCAGAGAAGTCACCGGCGATGCCGACAATCGCAGGCTTACCAGAGACGTACACGCCCTTGTTCACGCTGACGTTCGCGCCGAGGATGCGGGAGATTCCGTCAGACGAGAGCTCGTTGAACAGCGGGTGGCCGGTGGTGTCGGTGACGCCGAGGAGCATGGTCTTGCCCTTGGGAGCAAGCGCGATGCCATCCATGATGCCGTCGGCGGTGGCGATGGCGTCCTCGGCAGTCACGAGCGCCTTGTACTGGTCGGACTTAAGAGAGACCTTGGTGCAGCCACCCAGCACGTCGAACCCGTCACCGGGTGCCTTGGTGCCGAGGATGGTCTGGTCGAACTTCTTGCCAAGTGCATAGGGAAGGCGGTTAACGCACTCTGCGTAAAGCGCGTTGGCGTCACGACGGAACTCCATGGAGAACGGCTCGATGACCGCAAGCTTGTGCGGCTTCACGACCTTCTTGCCAAACGTGTGGGTCGCGACGGGCTTTGCCGCAGTCTCATCCACCCACTGCGCCTCGGGCTCGCCGGTGATGGTCTGGATGGTGACTCCGCTGCCGGGGATGGTCGAGTTCTGCGCAAGGGTCATAAATGCGGACTGGTTGAGAGTCTTAGCCCAAATCTCGTTGGAGACCTCCTGCGGAAGTGCGACGCCAGAAGTGCCACGATTGATGTCGATTGCTGTCATTTTTTGATCCAATCTGTCGTTTGTCTACTTGATGCTGGAGATGACCTCTGCGAAGAGGTCAGCGGTTGACTTGCCGCCGCGTCGCGCGGCCCCTCCCTTGTCAGCTGGAGCCGTAGTGCTGGCCTTCTTTGCGTACTCGGCGATTGCCTTCGCGTTTGCGGTCATGGCCTCTTCGTCATCGCCGCTGATGAGGTCGGCGGGGACGCCAGTCTCCTTGCTCACCTTCTGGCGCAGCTCGGAGCGGGCCTTTTCTGCCTTCAGGGCATTCAGCTCGTCAATCGCCTTTGCAGACTCTTCGCGAGCCTTCTCCAGCTCGGTCTTAGATGCCTCTTGGGCCTCGTCGTACGCCTTTGCCTTCTTCGAGAGCTCGTCGTAATCGGCGTACTTCTCGCGCGTCTCACGACGCACCTTGCCCATCAGCTCGTTCACCTCGTCCTGCGTGAACGTCTTTGGCTCCTGCGCCTGCTGGGTACCGTTCTCGTCGGCCATGTCGGCTCCAATCTCCCCCACGTGGGGGTCGTCGTGAATCCCGCCTTTGGCGGTCGTCCATCCGCGTTGCGCCCACGGCGGCGATATGAAAAAGGCCACCTGTCGGTGGCCAGATTCATTGCTTCTATTGCTGTTGGTGCTTTCTTGCGTATGCCGCCTTCCAACCGGCGTGCTGCGCGGCAACGTTCTTGCGATGCTGCGCCTTTCTATCCTCGCTGGTCAAAGGCTCCTGTTTGTCGATGCGCAGACCAGAATATCCAGCCTTTAGACGGCCTTGCCTGTCGTAGCGGTTCCTTCTGGTCTCCTTTAGCTTCTCCTCGTGTTTCGAGTGGTCTTGGTCAAGGTAGGCGATGTACCCATCGTCATAGTCGTGCTTGTCATATCCCTCTACGATCGGGTCTTTAGACCACGACGGCACGATGGCACATCGGCAGTCATCGTGATAGTGGTTCGGGTCGGTCCCGCCAGCCGAGTATTCGCTCAGGTACACGAACCCGCGCGAAGCGAGCATCTGGCAGAACGGGCATCCCCTCGGATAGCTTCTGGAACCACGCGGAATTCGCGCGAATCGCGGCCTTCTCGGGTCTATACGTCCATTGGCGAACAGGGTGTTTCCAGCTGCCCGTTTCGTCTCGTAGCCAAGTCTGCGCTGGAGCTGCGATGACATGATCGCAAACCCATCTGCCGCCGTGGCGTCATATGACGCGAAGATTCCGCGAGTCGCAGTCTCCGTGGCTGCTGGTACATGCGCCGAGTCTTCTACGCCCTCGTACCCATCGTCACCAATCTCGCCCTCACGCAGTCCCATATAGAACAGCTTCGCTAGGTACGCCGCAGCGCTTGCAGAACTCCCGCAGAACGCGCGCATGAGGGCTGTCACAGAGCTTTCGGCATTTTGACTGCCATAGTCTATGCGTGAGAGCGCATCCGCAAGCTTGCTTTTGTACGCGACGCTCAGCGATTCAAGGCTATCTGAGAAATTGTCGATGTACGAGCGCGGTATCTCGCTCACTCGTCATTCTCCTTTGTCTCGCTACCGTCTGAGGCCTCTCCGCCTTCGCCAACCACCTGCTTTTCGCTCTGGTCTGCCGTAGTCGGCTGGAACGTTGGCCTTGCCGAGAAAATGGACGATACGATAGACGCGCTTTCCGCGTCCTGCTTCTCTGCTACAAGGCGGTCTATGGTTGCCTGGTCGAGACCAACCCCCTCGTAGAACACGCGCGTGCCAACGATTGACGAGTCAAGCGCGCCAAGCTTGCTCCATGCGTCTGCGCGGCTTGCCATGGTCGGCATGGATGGGTCTCTAAACGACGCCATGACGCCGTTCTGCCCATCGGTAAGCTGGTCGAGCCTAATTCCGCCTGACACGGCCATCATGAGCCGTGCGACCTGCCAGAGCGAGTCCTTCAGGCCCTCGTTGATGCCCTGCACGTCGAGAATGAGCGGATCGTTGCTCGCGCTTAGCGCGTCAGAGCTGGTGTAGGTGTTGCCCATCACGCCTAGCTGCGCGAGCGGGACGAGTGACGCGCCGGAGAAGCGCTGGGCGTCATTCTCGTATGTCGCGATAAAGTTCTGCGCATCTCCCGCTGGGAACTGTCCGAGCGTCGGCGTGTCCCCGTCCTCGTCCTTCGAGAACGCCCAAAGCGAGCCGAGATACGCCCTGAGCTTCTTGGCCTCGTCGGTCACGAGCACTGGTTCGCCCGTCTCCTCGTCTATGACGGGCTGGCCGTCCTCGCCGATGAGCGGCTTTGAGAAGAGGTCTGCCGCAATGCCAGTAGCCCAACGCTGCGGAGTGGTGAAGAACTCGGCCCCAACATCCATGCGCAGCACGTCGCGCACGGCCTTGTCTACGATTGACGTGAGCTCAGGCGTAAGCACTGGATGACCAAGTGGCTTGTCGATATCCGCATCGTTCACAAGCGGGACCATGAGAATGGATCCGACTGGGTTCGTCTCGTCTGACTCAACGTACCAAGCAGATGTTCCATAGTCACGCTGGAGCACGGTAACCCTGTCAGGCATGTGAACGACGTAGCGGCTCGCCCTACCATCGCGATCTACGCCAGCAAGCACTATGCCAGCGCCAATCCCGTCCGCATCCTTGTCCCAGAGCATGCAGCACTGGTTAGCCGAGAACGCGCGCACCTTTGCGGACGGTTGCCCATCAGAGCCACGCATGACTGTCATTGCCGAACAACCGTGCGTAAGCATCGAGCGCGTGGCCATGCGCACGAGCTGACGCATGCGATTCTGCGTCACCAGCGCGTCAAGTTTCGGGTCTGACTTTCCTCGAAAAACGAAACCGTCAAACAGTGAGCGGTTCACGCGCACGTCAACGGCCTTCTGCGCCCACCCGACCACCTCATCAACGCGCTTTAGGTTTGGCGGTATCGCAATCCCAAAGTCCTTGACGGGGTTGCGCATCTCGTAGTACTGCGTGAGCCTCGCGTTCCTCGCGCGGACGGACGCCCACGTGTCGAACAGGTCGTCCAGGACCTGCGAGAGGCTTCCGGGGACCCCGGGGCCCTGCGGGCGCGTGGAGCCGACCATGTCGAATCGGTTCGTCTGCTGCATCACTCACCCCCAAGCGCGGCCTGCACGGCCCTCTCGCGCTCCGAAAGCGTCCAGACTTTGACTGCGGCGCGCTCTGCTGCGGCGCGCTCTGCTGCGGCGCGTTCGGCTGCGGCGCGTTCGGAAAGTAACAGCCCGTCGCCAAATATGCGCTTACCAACAGCCTTCTGCGCATCAAGTGCGCCTATCTTGCAGCACTCGCCGCGACGAATGCGCAGCTCCGTATGGTGTGCCGCCATCCATTGCAGTTTCGCGGCTGTGAGAACCTCGTCTGGGTATTCGTACTTAGAAAGAGACTTAACGTTGCGCTTCTTCAATTCATCACAGACGCGGTTGATCTCTTCGCCTAAATCTGGCGCGCTCTCGGCGACGTACTCGGACGGGAGTGACGTGCAGAACGCCGTTCTCACCACCGCGCCGTTCTCATACGTGATGTTCGCGTCGCAAACGATGGTATCCAGCTGTTCGTTCCATCCACTAAATGCCGTTAGCGACGGGCAGAACAGAAAGAACGGGATACCACGCGCGAGATAGAAGCTCTTTATCTTCGAGAGAATCGAGAACGGCGGGTTATCGACCACAACCGCATTGGCGGCGTAGTCGAAATTTTCGTAGTCTCCGCCTGGATAGAACGGGCGCACGAACCGCGAACGATCAAGACCCCAGCGGCGCTCGACGTATGAGTTCACGACTTCCATGACCTCGGGCGGCGTGTAGCAGTCATCCGTGGTCTTCCTTGGCTTGAACTTCTCGACGAACCCCTCGTAGTCGATGAAGCTTTGCTTGCTCTTGGTAATCTTGATCACCACCACTTCCATCTGCGCGGCTCGGGAGCGCCACCTCTCGCGTGACCGTGATGGTCGGCGGCTCGTCCACGGTCCGTACGTGCAAGGTGATGTCGAGCCCGTCGGCCAGCGTCACCTCGTCCGAGCCGGCGCGCGCCACGAAGTCCTCAGCGTGCGTCGCGATGTAGGCCCCGGCGTCGCTCACAATCCCGACGGCCCTCGTGCGGGCGTCCTTTGTGTCGCGCGTCACAGCATCCTCTGCTTCCTCGCGGGGTTGCGCCGCGTCGTGCGCACGGCCCAGACGGCTAGGGCACACGCCTCTATCGGCTCCGATTTGTGCATTCCGTCACTGCCAAACCCCCATCCGCCGCTGTGGCCTATGGGGCGGACGGTTGCGTTGGTGGCCGAATCGTTAAGCATTGGTTGGCTCGTGTGGCTTGTGGTCCCGTCTTTCATCCCGTTCAACAGTCCTGTTGTGGCGGTAATTACGTCTCCTGCGTTCGGACGCACCACATATCCACGCGGACACCCAAGCGCGTCAAGCTGCTCGCAGAGAATGCCAGCACCATTGAGCCCATCCACAACGACACATACGGCCTTCCTGCGCCTTGAATACAAGGCTTCTGCAAGCGCTTTCGTTCCACCAGCCGTTGTTCCAAGCTCTACCAGCTCGAATGCAACATCACCTGCGGAGTTCATCTTTGCCCCCGCAAGGGCATACGAGCTTCCGTCTGCCGTGAACTTGACGGCAAGCGCCGTCTTCTTCCGATACTTCGTGCCAATCGAGCTAATCTGCGTCTTGCTCCACAAGTCGTGAGGTATCGCGGCCTGTGACGTTCGAGACGGAGTCCACCAGCCAAGGCGCTCACGCGCAAAGTCCTCGGGAGACATGGAAAGCTCTCCCTCGATGGCCGTCTCTTCAATCAGCGTCCCGAGACTTGGGTTTGTCTCGTACCACCTAGCGCGGTCGGATACGTCTCCAATCTCGGAAACAGCCCATTCCATCCACGCGAATGGCGGCTCCTCGTCGCTGTGCGCCTTGTCGTGCATCGTCGTGAACACAGTTCCGGGGCACTCTGGGTTCGGCGGAGTTCCAAGGTATATGACCTGCGTATTGTGCTTCGAGCTTGCGGAGATGGTTGGGAGCGATGCGGCCTGCTGCGCCGTAGTGAGCTCCTGCGCCTCGTCGTACACGATCACGTCATAGGAACGACCACGCGCGAGGGAGTTGGTGCGCGTCGTGAAGCGGATGTACCCGCCGTTCTCCAAATAGATTGCCTGCTGCCCGTTGGTCTTGCGCACGGCCTTCAGCATCGCGTGTAACTCCGTGTTGTCCTCGTCCTCGAAGACGTTGGACAGGTCGCGAAACATCTCGTCAGCTGTGTCTCCATGCTGGCAGGTATAGAGAATCTTCTCTCCCTCGGCCACGGCTCCGTAGAAGCAGCGCCCGCGTATGTCCCACGACTTGCCGTTCTGACGCGATACCGCAAGCGCAACAGCGTGGTATGCGTACTTGTCATGTTCGTCACGCGCGAGGAGCACGTCCAGCACGTGTTGCTGCCATGGCAGCGGGTCTCCAAAGAACGCGCTCGCAAGCTGCGTGCCCATTGGCCCATCGGTGGTGGTGGATTTCATCGGAAGCCGTTCGAACGTAGGCGTCTGCCGTGCCTCCATGCACCACCTCCGCTATCAGCTATCCTCGCGCCTGCGACGCTTTTCTCTGGCGGTCCGATATAACCAACGAGAGGACGGATGCCTTCTTGGAACCACGTGAGATC